CACGCCTATGTGGTGTTCCCCCCTACCTTGTAGGCGTTGCCACTGGTGCCTATGCCTACACAAGCAGTGAGCAGTCACGCGCCGATCTATACATTTTTGGTGTAAAGCCATACGCCGATTGCATTGCTAGCACATTGTCAATGAATAACGTGCTCCCACGTGGCACCTATGTAAAGTTTGATACAAAGAGTTACCTAGAGGAAAACTATGTAGCAGACAAAATGCCCGACACCGAAATACAAGAAAATACCCAGGAGTCCCTAGCATGATCCGTTTTACCAGCTCAACATTCTCAATAGATGCAGCCCAAGATGGGACACCTAAGCGCACCATCACCGGCATCGCTTTGCCTTACAACACTGAAGCCACAGTCTCAGGTGGACAAGTAGTTTCCTTTCTGCCTGGCTCTTTGCCAACAGACGGCAAAAACCCCAAGCTCTACATGAGCCATGACGCATCTCAGGCCATTGGCCTCGTAAGCGAGAGAACCGATGACGAGACCGCAATGTACTTCACCGCCAAAGTAAGCACCACAGCGTTAGGTGATGAGGCTCTTGTTTTGGCAGCCGATGGCGTGCTCGACTCGGTAAGCGTTGGCGTGAACCCCACCAAATTTACTTTTAACGATGAAGGCACCATGATCGTGGAAGCAGCTGACTGGTTAGAGCTCAGTTTGGTGCCACAGCCAGCATTCGCTGGTGCTACCATAGAAAAAGTTCTTGCAAGTATCCCCACATCAGATGAGGAAATGAGCAATAATACAGAAACGGCACCCGATGAGCCTGAACCCACAGAGCCACAGGAGACCGAAGTGTCAGAAACCCCAGTTCCAGAAGTAATCGAAGCATCAACAGTTTTTGCTCAGCCGAAACGCAAGTTTGATCTCCCAACACCTGGCGAATATCTCGCTGCTATGCATATCGGCGGCACCACGTTTGACAACGTCGCTGCAGCAGCACGCGACTATGTTGCTTCCAAGCAATCAGCTTTTCAATTTGCAGCTGGTGACGTTCTTACAACCGATACGCCAGGACTCTTGCCAGTTCCAGTGCTCGGACCTGTGTTCGCGAATCTTAACCAACAGATTCGCCCAGTAGTTGCAGCTATTGGTGCTCGCGCCTATCCAGACGGTGGAACTCAAAAGACTTTTATCCGCCCAACATGGACAACTCACACCAGCGTTGCAACTCAGAGCACAGAGCTTTCAGCAGTGTCAGCAACCACTCCTGTGATTGCCTCAAATGTGGTCGGCAAAACTACCCTAGCTGGGCAAGTTCAGCTCTCAATTCAGGATGTGGACTTTACGTCACCCGGCTCAATGGACATCATCATTAACGATTTGATGGGCCAGTACATGCAGGCTTCCGACAATCTTGCTGCTGACGGTCTTGTTGCTGGTGCAGCTGCATCAGGCGCTACATGGACAGTTACTGCTAACGATCCGTCAAGCCTCATCTCGGCTATCTACACAAGCGCATACAACATTCTGTTGGCCAGCAACTTCTTGCCTGACCACATCTTTGTTTCACCAAACGTATGGCAGGCTTTGGGTGCACAGCTTGATGTTGATAAGCGACCAGTGTTCCCATACGTCGGTGCAGCTGGACTGATGGGCGTAAACGGTATGGGCTCAGCCGATATCACTGTGGCTAACACTTTCAACCCATTCGGCTTGAACCTTGTCGCTGACCGCAACTTTGCTGCTGGCACTATGGTTGTAGCTCGTGGCGCTGCTATTGAGTTTTATGAAAGCATTCGCGGATTGCTCACACGTGACGAACCATCAACATTGGGCAAGGTCATGAGCTATCACGGGTATGCAAGTCTGTTTGTAGCTGACGCTACTCAGGTTCAAAAAATCGCACTGGCTTAGTCTGAAAGGCGGCTACCGCCGATGGCTACATACACAGTCACTTTTAAGCAACTGCTAGACAACTATGCAGTGCTACAAACACTGACCGACACTGAAATTGAGGTGGGGCAATCCATCACTGTTACAAATGTTGGTGCACCCTTTAACGGCACGTTCGTTGTCTATGCCATGCCCAAGTATGAGTACATCGGCATAGACACAGAAGGTGATTTGTTATTTGACGCAAATGTCAGCATTCCTAACCAGGTGCTGTTTGCTTGCACCGGCACAGATGTTGGCCGCATTGCATCGGCTGGCACGATTACCTATACGCAGGATTGCACGTGGATAAGCATTGCTCAGCTGGTCACATATTTGGGTGTAGAAATTTTAAGCCCTTCTGATGACTACACGTTGGCTACGCAGGCTCGAAACGCAGCCAACGATTTCTGCTATCGCCGCAGGCAAGAGTCTGGCTATTTTGACAGCCTTACAACTTCACCTGGGCACGATGTCACGCTGGGCACCCTGATGTATGCAGCTGCACTTTGGAGAGCTCGAGGCAGCGTTCAAGATACCTTTGCTACCTTTGACGGAATGGGCACTGCAAGCGTCTCTGCGATGACTCCAATCATTAAGCAGTTACTGGGCATCCATCGCCCACAGGTGGCGTAGTGCCCTACACAGACCTACTCAATGAAGCCATAGATGATGTGGCAGCCAAGATTGCCACAGTCTCTGGGCTAAGGGTCGTAACAGACCCCACAAAGATTGTGCCTAACTGCGTATTTATTGACGCGCCATCTTTCACTGCCTTTGCAGGCAACGGCAACATCCTCAATGTGACGTTCCCAATTAAGGTGCTCGGATCAGGCCCAGCCAACCTGCCGGTGCTACGACAGCTGTTAGACATCACAGCCAAAGTTATTTCCAGCAAAGTAATCGTAATGAATGGCCAGCCGACTGCATATCTCATCGGTGGTGCAGAATATCCCTGCTACGACCTAGTAGTATCCGTACAGGCACAGACAGCGTAAGGCAGAAAATGTACACAATAATTAGTTCAAGAATTGGCACACCAGGCGACAAATTTGAGCCTTCCGAGGGCACCAACATTGAAGCCCTTATTGAAGGTGGCTTTATCAAATCCGACAAAACCCCATCCAAATCTGCTAAAACAGAAGAAACATCTACAGAGGATTAAACCATGGCTTCAGCAACATACCTTTCAAACCCCGGCGTATTGATTAACAGTGTCAATTTGACGGACATGTGCACAAGCGCAACCGTTCGAAATCGCGCCGAGGCTCTTGAAAGCACTGCCTTTGGCAGCACATCAAGGTCGTACGTGGCTGGTCTTTTTGATCAGGAAATAGTGTTGGATTTATATATGTCGTATGCAGCCACCGAAACTTACGCAACACTTGCAGCTCTTGTCGGCACAGTTACCACTGTCAAGGTTGCAACAACTGACGCTGCTTTGACTACCGCTAGTGCGACAGCCCCTCGATTTGAACTAGTGGGTACGTATTTAGAAGAACTTCCAGTCATCGATGCAACATTGGGCGAGTTAAGCACCATTTCAATTACGTTTCGCGGTGGAGTTCTTTCCACCATTGTTTCTTAACTAAAACACAAAGGGAAACCCGACATGAAACTAGAGCTTAAAGCCGATTTAGGCGAAGGCCCATTTACAGTTACAACCAACCTTTGGTCTGTTACCCAATGGGAACGCAAGTTTAAAACCAAAGCGTCAGAGATGGCCAACGGCATCGGCATAGAGGACTTAGCGTTCCTTTGCTGGTGCGCCTGCCAAACTCATGGCATTGTTGTGCCAATCGTCTTTGATGACTTTATTAAGAAACTGGTCAGCCTGGACATTGTGAGCGAGGAAACAGAACGCCCTTTCTCCGAGGCACCTACCGACATTCTTTAGCGGGGGTGCTTATTGCCACAGGCTTCTGGCCACGTGAGATAGAGTTCACCATTGATGACCTCTCGACAGTCATCAAACTCATTAACGAAAGTCGAAAGTAATGGCCACCAACAGTGTTGAAGTTTTAGGTCTTAAAGAGGCGCTAAAAGAACTAAACACAATGGACAAAAAACTGCGCCGCGAAATCACCCGAGACTTTAAGCAGATTGTCCAGCCAGTAATTACGGACGCAAAAACAATGCTGCCTTCTGGAGCCCCATTATCAGGTATGGCTAGATCGTGGAAAGGCAAGTCGGGCGCTGACATTATGTCGTGGTCTGCTAACAGGGTAAGCAAAAACCTCACAGCATTTACAAGTGGCAAAAGCGTCAGGGAAGCGCCTAGTGGCAGAATGCAAAACCTGGGCATTTTTGGTGTCCGGTGGAAAAGCCCCCAAGCCACAATTTTTGACATGGGCCGTGAAGGCGTTTTAGGGCAAAACTTGACTGACCGTTTTGGCAATCCTTCCCGCGTTATTTACAGGGCCTACAGAGATGCCAGCGATGACGTAGAACGCCAAGTCAAAGAGCTGGTCAATAAAGTCATGAAACTAACTAACAATGCAATGAGGATTCAATGAGCGTCATTCTTAATATCGTCTCGGCTTTTGATGAAAAAGGCATAAAAAAAGCACGCCAGGCTTTTGCACAGCTTGAGACAAATACCCAGAAGGCGACCTATGCCTTAAGCAAATACGGTGGCCCTGCTGCTATTGCCGCTATTGGCGCTATTACTGCTGGATTAACTAAAGCCGTTAAGGCAGCTGCTGAGGATCAGAAAAGCCAAGAGCAGTTAAAGATTGCCCTTGAAAACACTGTCGGAGCTAACAAAGCCCAGGTGGCTGCCGTTGAGGATTCCGTGACGGCACTTATGTTCCAAACGGCTACGGCAGATGACGCTCTTAGACCAGCCCTTGCAAAATTGGTAAGAGCTACTGG